GTTCAATTTCAGATTTTAGATACTCGGCTCGAAAATATAATTACGATAGTCAAGCATATATATATCAAGAACTATTTGATAAGCCTTTAGAGTTTTTTGTAATAGACAAGAACACTTTGCAGTTAGGAATATTTATTCCAGGCGATGAGTTTATCGTGAGAGGGAGAGAAAAAGTGGAACAGGCAATTTTTGTCTACAATACTTTTTTTAGCAAGGAATCTCGAGAAGATATTAACCAATTTGTGCATCGTGAAATACTTTAAAAAATTATGGAAATGGTTGATTAAAAAAACCAAAAAGAAAAACTATTGCGTGGTTGAAGTTCCAATGACCTGTAATAGTAGAGAAGATAAGGATGACATCATCATATCTACAATAAACCATTTGGAACAAATAATTAAAATAAATAAAAAATGTCAGAAAAAATCTATGTAGGATCAGGCACATCAAAGTTTGATGGGGATCAGGTGGCTTGTAGCTTATGTTTAACAGACCTACCACAAGAACACATGTTTGAGTATAGTGGTAAAAAGTATATTAAACTAATAGTGCAAAAGAAAAGAGAAGCAGATCAGTATGGTAAAACACATTATGTAGCTGTAGACACTTGGAAACCTGAACCCAAAAAGGAAGAAGAAAAAGAAGAGAAAGACCTTCCTTTTTAAAACTAACAATGTATATAAAAAGGAGGTTTACGCCTCCTTTTTTTATGCTGTAGTGTTAATTTTAGTTTACTTTTTTTACTTTTTGTAATTAATTTACTCTTAATATATTTTTTTATTTAATAATTATTAACTAATTTTCAACACTAAAAGAAGAATAAATATATAAATAACTAATAATCAAATAGTTAGATAAAATTAAATCAACACAGAATCAACACAAAATCAACACAAATGGAAATAACTATATTTAAAAGCATTAAAAATACTGATCAACCTTTCTATAGAGAAGTCGAAGTAGTACTAAAAAGAATAAAAGAAGGTGCATCGAAAGACTTAGTGAAGCGTATACGACAAGAGTCAGACAAGACCAAAAGAAATGAAATAAAGCAATCATTACCCGCTATATGTTTTAGTGGACAATTTACAAAAAGAAATGACAACAGCTTAAGCAAACATTCAGGGTTGATTTGTTTAGACTTTGATAATTTTCCTAATGAAAAATTAATGCTTGAAGAGAAAGAAGTAATTACTAACGATAGATATACCTTCGCCTGTTTTATATCCCCCAGTGGTTTAGGGTTAAAGGTTTTAGTAAAAATTCCTGACCAAGAAGATACTCACAAACAATATTTTAATTCATTGAAGCATCATTTTGGCAGTGAATTTTTTGATGTATCAGTTAAAAATTTATCTCGAGTATGCTACGAATCCTATGATCCATTAATTTATATAAACTATAATTCGAGTGTATGGGATGAGATAATAGAGCAAGAATATAACGAGGTAAGCAAATTAGATGTTAATGCTACTATACCCGTAACAGATGAAAATAAAATTGTAGAGATACTGATTAAGTGGTGGGAAAAAAAATACGGACTAATTGAGGGAGAGAGAAATAACAATGTTTATATTTTAGCTTCTGCATTTAACGACTTTGGTGTTAACAAGACTCTTGCTGAATATGTAATGAGTCAGTTTTCTTCTAAAGATTTTCCTATAGCAGAAGTTAAAAGAACCATCCACTCTGCCTATTCTCAACGCCAAAACTTTGGTACGAAGTTTTATGAAGATGAAGAAAAGCTTAATAAGATTAAAAACAAATTAAGAAGTGGGGCAACAAAAAAAGAAATTAGATCTGAATTAGTAGAAGACAATATTGAGGTCTCGGTAATAGATAGTGTCATCAACAAACTGGAGGAGGAAAACTCCAACAATGTTTTTTGGAGTAAAAACGAGAAGGGGGTAATAAAAATTATTCATATACTTTTTAAAAACTTTTTAGAAGACAATGGATTCTACAAATTTAATCCACAAGGAAGTAAAAATTATGTGTTTGTAAAGGTTACAAACAATCTCATAGACCATACCTCAGAAAAAGAAATTAAAGATTTTATTTTAAGCTATTTGTTAGAGATAGAAGACTACAATATATACAATTATTTTGCTGAAAAGACTCGTTATTTTAGAGAAGAGTTCCTAACTCTTTTATCTTCTATCAATGTTTATTTTATTGAGGATAAAAAGGATACATCCTATCTGTATTATAAAAATTGTGCTGTTCAGATTACTCATAATAAAATTGAAACCATAGACTACATAGACCTGGGAGGGTATGTGTGGAAGGATCACGTTATTGACAGAACTTTTACCTTATGTGATGTAGGAGACTGCGACTATCAAACCTTTATTTCTAATATTTGTGGTGGAGATAAGTCAAGAATAAAATCAATGCAAACAACTATAGGGTATTTACTACACGGGTGGAAAAACTTAGCCTACTGCCCTGCAGTTATTTTAAATGATGAAGTAATTACCGACAATCCAGAAGGAGGAACAGGGAAGGGTTTGTTTATGAATGCTCTGAGTCATATGAAGAAATTAGTATTTATTGATGGAAAATCTTTTAATTTTGAAAGATCCTTTGCTTATCAAACAGTGTCTGCTGATACTCAAATATTATGCTTTGATGATGTAAAGAAGTATTTTGATTTTGAAAGACTCTTTAGTGTTATTACAGAAGGATTAACTTTAGAGAAGAAAAATAAAGATGCAATTAAAATTCCCTTTCCTAAATCTCCTAAGATAGCTATTACAACCAACTACGCTATTAGTGGGGAAGGAACAAGCTTTGAGAGAAGAAAGTGGGAGTTAGAGTTGGCTCAGTATTATACTAAAGATTTTACTCCTTTAGTAGAGTTTGGCAGACTTATGTTTGGAGAGTGGAATGATGAAGAGTGGTGTCAGTTTGATAATTATATGATTAAAAACTTACAAATGTATCTAAGCACTGGCTTACTCAAAAGCGAATTTGTTAATCTAAGAATTAGAAAGCTGTCAGCTAAAACAGGTCACGACTTCATAGAGTGGTGTGGATTAATAGGGTCTACTCCTCATCAAGATAAGCTTAAGTATAATGAAAAAATTTATAAAAATGATTTGTATTTAGATTTTATAGAGGAGAATCCCGACAGAGCGCCTAAATCTAAAATGACTATTAGCCGTACCAGATTTTACAAATGGCTAACCTCTTATGCCATCTATCAATACAACACTGCTCCTGAAGAGGGAAGAGATAATATAGGCAAGTGGATTAAGTTTGTAAACAAGCATTCTAAAGAATATAATGGCAAGTTGGCTCTATGAAACTTAGACCATACCAAGAGGAGATTGTAAAAAGAGGAATAAAAATTCTTATCCCTTTTCGTTTTCTTTATTTAGCAATGGAGGTAAGGACAGGAAAAACCATAACCTCTTTAAAGCTTTTTACTTATATGTGGGCTAACCTAAACCAAGATGCAAACGGAAAAAAAATCTTATTTGTTACTAAGAAGAAGGCTATAACAAGCATTGAGAATGACTATGATGAGTCTGGATGTATTTATGATATTATGATTACCAACTACGAGTCTCTCCATAAAGTTCCTACTAAAGGATGGGATGGTTTGATTTGTGATGAAGCTCACGGAATGGGGGCGTTCCCTAAACCCAGCAAAAGAGCTAAGCAGATTAAAGAAATAATTTCCAAATCCAACCCTTATGTTATCCTATTATCAGGCACACCTACTCCAGAATCTTATAGTCAAATGTATCATCAAGTATACGCTATACCTAAAAACCCTTTTAACTCTCATAAAAACTTCTATTCATTTAGCAAACGCTATGTGAAGGTGAGACAGAGAAAAATTGGAGGAATGATGATCAATGATTACTCGAATGGTTTGGAGTTGATTTTGCACCACATGAAGCCTTATCTAATATCTTACACGCAAAAATTAGCAGGATTTGAATCTACTATAGATGAGGAAGTTTTAACTGTTCCTTTAAGCCCTAACACTCTTAAGTTAATTAAAAGATTAAAAAAAGATTTAGTGATTGAAGGCAAAGAAGAAGTCATCCTCGCTGACACTTCGGTCAAGCTGATGATGAAAATACACCAACTAAGCTCTGGTACTATAAAATTTGAGAGCGGGAATGGAATGGTGGTCGACCACACTAAAGCTTATTTTATAGCTGATAGATTTAAAGAAAGAAAAATCGCTATATTTTATAAGTTTGTTAACGAGCTGAGTGCTATTAAAGAAGTGTATAAAGACAGAATAACAACCGACTTAGAGGAGTTTGATACCACCGACAAGTCTATTGCTTTACAAATTGTAAGCGGAAGAGAGGGGATTAGCTTAAGAAATGCTGAGTGTATAGTTTATTACAATATTGATTTTTCAGCCACAAGTTATTGGCAGTCCCGAGATCGTATGACTACCAAGTCCAGAAGGTTTAATAAAATTTACTGGGTTTTTAGCAATGAAGGGATTGAAAGGCAAATATATAAGGCTGTAGTAAAGAAAAAGGATTATACTTTAACTCATTTTAAAAGAGATTTATTAGCTTTGTAATATGACTGAACAGCAGATACAGGCTAAGAGAATAAAAAAATTTGAAGAAGATGGATATTATGTTATTAAGCTTATTAAAACTAATAAAAATGGTATACCAGACCTCATTGCCATTCCAAGAAACTCCAAAGTGTTATTTTCAGAAATCAAAAAAAGCAATGGAAGGGTTTCTAAATTGCAACAATACAGAATAAAAGAACTAAACGACCATGGAATTGAAACAGAAATATACAGAGGCACAGACCTATGACGTTGATGATCACTTCCTGGATTCACTACAAGAATTTGAGCTACCTGTTAGTCTTAGGATAGCTCGATTTATAGAAGAGAGTGAGATAAAGGTTGAAAACAATAGCCTTGTTTCTCACATATTAGGAGGCTTGATAATGTACGCAGGAAAGCCTGTAACTTTTGCCTTAGAGGTTGTAAAGGTAGAGTTAGAATATATGAGGCTGACCGACATCACTCCTATTTCTATGGATGAGTACTTAGACTTAATGAATTTAAATTTATATATAAAATCAAATGAATATACTAAAAGTAAATCGTTTAAAAACGATAGTCAATAATGTCTTCAATGTTAATGTAGACAGTAAAAACCGAGAAACTGACACCATAGAAGCCCGAGCCACCTGCTATACTATTCTTCGTAAAGAGTGTCATTTAAGTTTTGCAGAAATTGGCAAGTATTTTCTTAAACACCACGCTACTATTATTCATGCAGTGAGAGAGTTTCCTTATATGGCTAAATATAACCCCCGCTTGACTATAAACTATGCTTTGTGTAAAAAAATGTTCAAAGAAAACAATGAATTGTTTGATGATAGTTTAGAGATTGTTGATATGATGTTGATAAAAAAAAGTGTTGAAAAATTAGAAAAGTCTCATAGTGTTTTATCTTTATCTATAGAGAAACTACAACAAGAATTGAATAAATTAAAAGCTAAACTATAAATGCCCAGAGTAGCCAAGGAGGATGTAAATGCTATACGACACATAACCTATGTGTCAGAAAGCATCCACCAGCTTGGAGATGATATTTATGAGGATTTAATGGAGAGAGAAAACGAAGAAGCAAAGAGAAAGGCTCAAGCCTTAATCCAAATTCTTGCAGACTTAATTCAATCACTTAGCGATGAAATATAATACCCCCGATCTTCTTAGTGGAGATAAAAATAATACCGATGAAATCAGGCCTCGACTATCAGGAAATAAAAGAAAGGCTTTTGAAAACCTAAATAAAAAGGAACGCAGAATTTTAGTTATAGGAGATTTACACGCCCCTTTTGTGTTGCCTGGGTATTTAGAGCATTGTCAAGAAGTGTACGCTAATTATAATTGCAATCAAGTAATCTACATAGGGGACATTTTGGATAATCACGCTTTTTCATATCATGAGCCAGACCCTGATGGGCTATCTCCTGGATCAGAGCTAAAAATGGCTAAAAAGTTTGTAAAAGACTGGTATAAGGCATTCCCTGTAGCGGATGTGTTAATCGGAAATCACGACAGAATGGCCTCAAGGAAGGCAATGACAGGGGGAGTACCTTCAGCGTGGATAAGATCGTATAACGATGTCTTAGGCACTCCTAAGTGGAATTGGGTTGAAAACATAGTGTATGACAATGTATTGTACGAACACGGAGAAGGGGGTCAAGCCAAGACTAAAGCGAAAAACAATATGATGTCAAGCGTATGTGGTCATATTCATACCGAAGCCTATGTCCATTGGTTTGTGGGAAAAAAGTTTAGGGTGTTTGCAATGCAGGTGGGCTGTGGAGTAGATGCTAAATCTTATGCTGCTGCCTACGCTAAGAATTTTAAAAAACAAAGTATATCCTGTGGTGTGGTGTTAGGAGGCCACACTGCTATAAACTGTATGATGGAATTATGAAACCACAAGAAATAGTGCAAGAAATATTAAGACTTAAATTATCTAAACCTCAATCAAAAGAGGTTAGGAACAGAATACGTAAACTTCAACAACAACTCAAATGAACAAACAAATCGCCAAAGCATTAGGCATAGCCGCAAGAGAAGTGGCTCATAATTTTTCAAACAAAAACCGAGAAGGTAATTACAAGGGAGAAACCTTTAGTGTACACGAAGTGATTCCTACATCTGATCAAACAGCTATAGTGTTTTTTAAAAAAAATACACGCAAATTAGGGATGGGATTTTTCTATTATATAAATCGAGGTTATTCACAAGGGTGGAAATATTTTTTTCCTACTGACTCCCACGTTACAGGAATGATGGCTACTCAGTTTTATAAGTTAGAAGTGGAGAGAATGAATTATAAAGAAAACTTTAGTTTAGTTGAGCAATACAATAGAAACCGTTCACCAGAGAATCATATAAGTGATGTTAGTCAAATTGGTGTATAAACTTATTTAGCTCCTTCATCTGCTTTAGCTCCTCACATTTCTCATACTCTTCGGTAGATATATAGTATTCTATTAAGCAATCATAAGCATCACCCTCCATCACTTTAATAGGCTGGTATGGATTAAAAATAATAGCCAGATCTTGATCCTCCTCCAACACTTCTTCAAAAGATTTACGTCCTGTTATTAAATAATAACTATCCTCCATTAATTTTCTTTCGCTATCTACTTTTTCCTCCATAAATCCTTTTTAACATATCTTCTCTTAGCTTCTTTTTTCTTTTCTTTTCCTGGTCTTTTCTTTTCTGCATTAATTTGTATTGGGGAGTGTTTTGAATACGATCCTTGTTTTGCTTATACCCTGGTATATATAGCTCTTTCTCTCTCTCGGTTAGTTTGACTCCTCCTTTTTTCTCTGCTCTTTTTCTCATATACTCGCTAAAGCCCATAATTAAAAGCATAGCGTCTCCAGGCCCATCAGCACTTCCAAGCTCACTATAGTTCTTCCAGATTTTTTTTATTTGAGAAGCAGGGATACCAGTAACTGAAACTAATTCTAAGAAAAATTTATCCCAATTTCTATCAGCAGTTTCCTGTTTCTTGGCATTTGTAGCACGCTTGTATAAATCCATTAATTTAGCAGTGGATTCTAAAACAGGAAGACTTTGAGGAACTGATCCGTAGCTTTTATCCAGTATAAGGTAGTCTACCACACTTTCCAAAGCTTGTCCATAAATAAATATAGCATTAAGATTTCCAAGTAAAGCCGCCCACTTAAGCTCCTCTTTATCTTCATCTGTCATATCTCTTAAAAGACCTGGGAATCCTTGACTTACATACTCAAATAGCATAGGCATTATAAAGTGATAGGTAATGAAAGTTCTTATGTTTTCCTCTATTGTTCCTCTTCCAGCGTTTGCATCCCACGCTCTTATCTTTCTATACAAGTTTCTCATTGCAACCACCTCTCTTCTAAAGTATTGTTTAGGAGTTGTTAAGAACATATTAAAAGCTCTTGTAAAAGGATGTCCTGTTTGATAATAATCTTTATCCTGTAAGTCGTATGATTGCTGAGTTTTTAGAGTGTCTTTTTCAAAACTCACAATGGCCTGCTGTACAGCCTCTTCCTCACTTAGGCCTGCCTTTTTATATTTACTTTTATAATAAAGATAGTTAGGTATACCTCCTATTAAGATTGCGGCCCTATCCCCAACCATTGTGGTAAGCATTAACAACCTGGTTATGTTTTCTAACGCCTCTTGTGGGCGACCAGGCATCATGTTTATTAGCTTTTGGTCTTCATAGTTTTCTATATTTTTTTGAATAGGTGTAGATTTAACGTAAACTCTTTTACCATTAACATCTATCGTGTACCCGTATCTATCCTGAAGCACAATGGAATTTTCCATAATCTCCCTGTGCGTTTTTAAAAGCTTAGGTATAGAGAGAACTGCATATTTCATCCAGTTAAGATACCCTATATCATTAGCATATGTTAGTGAGGAGGTCATCTGTTTAGCTACTAAAGTAAGGTTAGCTCCCAGACGAGACAACAAGAACATGGTGTTAAGGCTGTTGATTATCTTTACTTTTTGCATTCCGAGTTCACTTCCTTTGTTAGCTATTTTCTGTATAGCGTCATTAATATATTCATTTATATTCTCTCCATGGAGTTCTGCAATCGCTCCTTTCATTGCTTTATCACTAAACACTTTGTGTATATCTCTAATAGTTTCTGCGTAGGCTGCAAAATATTCCATATCACGCATATAATTAACCATTGCGTTGTCACCATCTGCAAAATGTATTCCTTTATCAGAACCTAATCTTGCTTTAGTAGACTCAGGAGCAATAGGGTTGTACGCACCTTTTTCATCTACAGGCAACACGGTTATTGGCTCTGCTTCTTCAGGATTATCTCTAAATAATCTTCCTGCATAATACTGGTTTTGAGGCATAGCTGTTCTGTATATGTTTTTATACACATCGTTATAGCGCGAATATACAGAAGGAAAGTAAACATCTACTTGCCAGTCTGCCCACTCTTTTACTTTCTCATCCAACTCTTCTTCTATTTTGCTTAAGACATTAGCCGCATCTCCTTGAACCGCTTGTTGGGTTATTTTAAACTCTCCGTTAGAGTCTACTATTAAGTTACCTTTGGAGTCAAACTCATATAAAAGCATAGTTTTTAAACCACGGTCTGGAGAAAAAGTGTTCTCTAAAGTTTTACTCGCATCACCATCCACTCCATTCAAATACCTAAGTGCTGGGTCTTTGAACTGATTATATATATAATACATTTGGTTTTGACTTAACTCCAGTTGGTTTCTTAGAATTTGTTTGTCTATTTGAAGAATCAAATCCTTTTGAGTTCGCTTACTGGCGTTGCTCTTTTTAATTTTTTCCTTTTGTTCTACTAAAATATCATTAGCTTTTTTACTGTAATAAATATCTAACGGGTTTATCACAGCATTTTTTCTAACAGCTTTAGCCCATTTTTTACCATATATATCTTCATATTTTGCATAGAATATTCCTTGCTGTAATCTTCTTTGTTTTTTAAACTCACGCGTAGATGAGCGAACATTATCGGCTACAAACTCCATAAGAGGACCTTCAAATAATTTACCAGTAGAGTTTAATACTCTATCCATTAAACCTGATAAATCCTCCGCAGTAGCAATCATGTTGTGGTCTAAAAATCTCAACATCTTTTTGCCTACTCTACCGATATTTCTCTTCACCCTCCTTACAGCTCCTTTAACTGGTGCGCTTTGGTTTTCTAACTTTAACCTATCCAAGGCTTCGGCTCTTGCATCTCCCCAAGCACTGCTCTTTTTCTTTTCTACCGCATTTCTTAACTTGTTAAACTCCGCAGTGGTTAGCACTTCTCCTTTACTTTGTTTATCTACAATTCTTCCCAGCTCGGTGTTATTTCCTTTTTCTCGCTTCATCACCTCATCATAAGCCTCCTCAAAAGATAAGTCTTTCCAGTTGATAGTTAGCCCTGTAATTTCTTTAAACGCCATAGCAAAGTTTTTACGATAACGCAGGCGTGCTGCTTCTAACTCTGTTTGAAACTCAGTTCTTCCTTGAACCTCTAACTCATTTAAAATAGTTAAAGCCTCTATTAATTCTTGGGTTTTGTTAGGGTTGTCATTCTCCGACATAAAAGCATTATTGACAATTAAAGCAACTGCAATGTCATCCAGCTGCTGCATTTCTTGGTCAGTCATCGTATCAGACTTAGCTTCTAACTCTTCTCTTAGTGTATAAAGCTCATTTATTCTTTTTTTAATAGCTTTAAATCCAGCCTTTGGATCAACTATCATTGCGTTAATGTCTTTAATTCTTTGTCTTACATCCTCGCTTATTATCTTTCCCTTATATCTTCCTGCTTCAATTTTTCTGGTCTTTCTGTTAAGAATATTAAAGATAGAGGTCATATAGCTTTTATTAGCTTTTGTGGTTACCAAATCTAATACTTCCTTTACTACGGCAGGAAGTTCTTCCTTGGTTTTAATAGCATTAACCTTATCTATTAAGCTTATTACTTCTCCTTTCCCGTACAAATCTCGAGGTAAAACCGACCTCATAAAGTTTCTTAAAAACTTTTGCGCCTGTCTTATTTCTAATTGAGCAAACGCTTTAGCCTTGATAAGTCGAGTTAACTCTCTGACTTGAGGCGCACTATAGTTGTTAGGAGTTGGGTTTAAAGCCAGCATTACATCACGCTCAATAAGAAGAGCTAAAGAAGTATTATTCCCTGCACTTTTATACTCTGGCAAGGTTCTTGCATACTCTACCACTTCGTTCATTATTTGAGTGTCATCTTTTACTTCTCTTAACTTAAGATACCATGTAGACTCTGCTTTTCCTGCAGCTGCTTTCTTTTCTAACTTTTCATTGTAATTTTTATTCTTCCTGTTAGTGTCAGAGATCTGAATATATTTACTACTAATCTTCATCATTAATGTTAAGCCAGATTTGATTCCTCCTGGAAGATTAGCAAAACTTTTAGGAAGACTTTCAAATATTCCCTGTGTAGCTATTTTAAGAGCTTCATTAATTTCCGCTGTACTATAGTCTCTTCTCTTTAAATATCGTTTTATAGTGTCGTTGGTAAAACCATTATCAATAGCTATCTTCACTATTTCAAGTATATTGTTTCCTGCCTTAATTAAATTCTCTCCGTCTGCTCCGTCTGCAATTCTATTTGATCGTCTATTCCACCCCTGCTCTACTTTCGTAGGGTTAACATGTGATCCACCCAGAGTTGTAAAACGGTATCCATTTAGCTGACCTGTGACTTCATTATAAGTAGGCTTTACCAACAAGTTTACTTCAGCCGCTTTTCTTTCTAATTGCTGTAAGTCAAAGTTTAGATTGTTTATAAAACCTCCTCTCATTTGATATTCCTCTGCTAACTCCAACCTTCTTCTTGCTAAACTTTTGTTTTGCTGAGCTTGTCTTGCTTTCTCCTTCTTTAATTGCTGAGCTTCCCATTTAGCCAAATAAGCATTGTATAATTTATTAGACCTTCTGCTCCAATTTCCAGATGTAGGGCCAGTTTTTTTACTCTTTTTCTCTACCTCTTTCTTTATATTTTCTGCCTGCTCTTGATTTTCTTCTATAGTAAGGACATTTCTACCAGTGCTAACTGCTGCTTTTGCAGTTGAACCGCTTCCTGCAAAGGGATCGAGTATTATCTCTCCAGCTTTAGTTGAGGCTTTTATAATAGCTTCTAATAACGCTACAGGCTTAGAGGTTTGATACTTAGAATCTTGAGGGAAATAGTATTGTTTTTCAAAATTAAAATCTATATCCGTCCTTTGTTTTCCACTTAAGCTATACGTAAAGACCCACTCCTTTAAAGGTATGCCGAACATTTGTTTTGGCTTCCCTTTACTATCTAACTTTCCTGTTTCAATCGCAACTCCTGATGGGATTAAACCATTATTTTCAAAGGCTTGTGCGTACTTTTTCAAAGTGGCTTTATTAGATTTAGAGGCACTAAACATAAAAATCACAGGAGTGTTTTTATTTTTTAAGAGCTTCACTACATCTGCAACAAATTCATTAAACTCCTCTGGTGTTAGTTTTTTATACTTTGCTAAATTTCTATTACCCCCTTTTATTCCTGGAGCTGAATAAGGCGGATCTAAAAATACCATATCAAATTTAGCTCCTTCAGCTACCAATCTTTTAATTTCAGATAATGCGTCAGCTCCTTGAACAATAGCTGCCGTCTTACCATCTTTGGTTGTGATGGTATATATTCCAGGAGCAACTCTTCTATACTCCCCTTTCTTAGTTCCTTGGCCTAATATTCTTCTAATAGTAGGTTCAGGTAGTCCAGTAATTTCAGCTATTTCTTTTATTGTTCCAACCTCTATTTCACCCAGTAGATCACTTACAACTTCTTTTTGGGTTTTAGACTTTGTATCTCTTTTAGGTTTTCTTTTAGGTTTTTTATCCCCTTTCTCTTCTTCAACTATTTTCTTTAAAACCTTTACATCTTTTGCTTCTGCCTCTACTCCTGCTCCTATTTTTGCTCCTATAGTTTGTAAGAATTGAATTATCTCATTATCTGTAGCGGTCATAACATCAAAACCTAACCTGTTTAAAGCGGCTTTAACTTTGTTGGGAAGAGCATCTATTAATTTATCTAATAATCTTCTGATTTTGGTTTTATTGGCTGGACTAAAGTTGTTAAAGTTTGTGGCTATTATTTTAACCACCTCTGCAAAACGCTCTTCATCTCTTATATTTTCTTCGTATTTACCAGCAGCTATAAATGCCTCTATCTTTGCTTTATCTGCTTTAGAAAGGTTTCCTGATTTATATACTGCATCTATTAATCTACGAGCAACTTTCCTTGCCATCACTGAGTTAGCCCCAGCTTTTCTTAAGGTTTCTACAAGAACAGCGTGACCTATTTCATGAGCTATCACACCTGTTCTTCCCAGTTTAGCTGCCATTGATACGTTAATCATTATTTTACGAGACTCTGGAATATATGTACCTGGTTCACTAAATCCTTTTGGATTACCAGCTGCTTTGTTATATACATCGTTATCGTCATATAAAGTGATAGACACTCCAGGGAGAAGCTTTCTTATAAACTTAGCTCCTCTTTTAGCTCGATTATATATAGTGTTTTTTTCTTTACGATTCTGAGTATCGTCTATAGTTTTTCCTTTAGTGTTTCTAAATAGATTATCACCAACCTCTTCTTCTGTTTGATTGGTGTCGCCCAGAACTTGCTCTAAATCTGCGTCTTCTTGCGCTTCTCTATCTAAATCTATTTCCTCCTGGGTCTTCGTCCCGTCTTCAGTCTCGACTTCGGTTTCGCCCTCCTGGGTAGGTTCTTGCTCGGATACGCCTTCTCCCACCTGGCCGCTATCTTCGGTAGATTCTTGTGCATCCAGCGTCTCTGTGCTTCGCTTATAAATGGCATCTTGTTTTTCTTTTATTTGTTTTGGAGATGGATTTTCCACCCCTTCTTGCTTAAGCTCTTCTATTGCATCTTCTTCAGTAACCTCTACTTTTATTCCTTTTCTTCCCTTCTCAAGATCTCCTATGTCTTCAATGCTTTCTTCAGAAAGTTTAGCCATTTCATTATCAATAGCTTTTATTTCATCTCTTTGCTTACGAGTTAAAGACTCATCTTTTCCTTCTACTTGGTTTTGTAGCTCTTGTTTTCTTAAAAGCAGTGCTATAGCTTTTTTCTTATTGTCCGCATTCATATCAGATGGTATCTGACCTTTAAGCCCTGCTAATTGATTAAACTGATATAGCAATACATCGGCTTCTTCTTGTGTTTTTTCTCCTGTAATAACTTGTTGTTTTAAGTCAGCCACATACATAGTTTTAAAATTCTTATCATCTACTATGCTATTAAATAACTCAAACATTTCATTGCTAATGCTCTGTAAGTTGTCAGTGGTAGCCGCCTCATACATTGCTGCAACTGAACCTAAAGCTGCACCCCCAATAGCTTCTAATAATCCTGCTTCTAATACTTTTCCTCCATACTCTTTACTCCACATTGCAGGAGTGTTAAACTCATCATTGTTTACTAAATCATAAAGTCTTTTAATTTCAAACTCACTTAGTTGTTGCAAGAGTCCTGTTTCAAATTCAGCCGTTGCTGCTCCTAAAGTTCTTAATGCTCCTTTTTTCCAAGGATTAGTTACTACATCACTTACAATTTGAGTAAATTCCTTAGCTGTTGTTTTTCTTGTGGTTTGCCCTAAAGCCATTTTTAAAGCAGCTCCTGTAAAGTTTGTTCCTGTTTCTAAGTTTCTAAAACCTGCTACCTCTAAAATTGAACTGGTTACTGCAATAGGTAGTAATATACTTTTCTTTTGTTGTTCTGAGACGTAGGCAAATGCTGGATTATTTTCCATTTCTTTATTTATACCATCGGCAATAAATCCTGACATTTGCAATGATCTTTGCATCCCGTGAGGAGAAAGTAGATATGCTCTTGTATTAGCTGCCATTTTCTGCAAAGCATTCAAAGTTTTCTTAGGTTTTTTCATTACACCTTTTCTTCCAAATGCTACTAATGCGGGTAGGCTTTCCATACCTCCTAATATCCCTTTCCATATAAATGCCCCAGCTCCAGCTGCACTTCGCACCGCCATATCGGCCTCTTCAGATACATCACTAAATCCTAAATAGTCTGTAAATATATTTCGTAGCCCTGTCCACTTTTCTGCTTCATATCCAATTAGATTTCCATCTCTATCTTTAGCTGATGCAGGTCTTCCTTTAACTATATCTTTAATTCTTTTTATATGTTGGTCTCGAGCTAACTCTGCAATTTCCTCTTCCTCTGTAATTCCGCTAATATCCTCCCCTAACAAAGCTTCTGTCTCCTCCTGCCCTTTTTGGTTTTTTATCCTGGATACCGTTCCCATTAGTTTTTTTGTAAACTCTCTTACTTGGCTAAAGTCTTCCAGCTTGCCATCCCTTATCCCTGGATATTTAAGAAGTATTTGTTCGTATATTTTTGGTTTGGTATTTTCTAACACATTTAAATAGTCTTGCTGAAAATCCTCTTGACTTTGCCCCATGGTGTTATCAAACCCTAACAATTCCTGAAAATCTGAGACTCCTGGGACTACCCCGAAGCCAAAAATCTCCAAACCTTCTGCGGCAAAATCTATAGCCGCCCCTGCTACTGTGGATACTATTCCTCCCACTGTATTCATCATAGCATTCCAGATTTGTTTTGGATAAAATTCAAAACCACCTGATTTTTTACTTTTATAGTCTACATATTTTCCAGCTTGAGTAAGAAGAACATCACTATATTGTTTAAAATGCTGAATATCCAGCATTAAGTCATCCTTAAGAGCGTCTATTTGTTTTCCTCTTTCTTTATGTGCTAAATATTCCTCTTTAAATTGTAGCGCTTGGTAGCTGCTTGGGTCTATCGTATTATAAAACTCTTGCTTCTGCATCCATTCATTACGCTGAGTAAGAAAGTCTGCTTGTCTTTCTTTAAACTTATTTTCATCTTCTTGTAAAGCATTTATAGATTCCTGCACCCCCTGCATAGAATAAAAAATTCTATACTGTTCATCGTTAGAAAGAATAATGTTTTTTTCTCGAGACTCCGCTGTTTGATTCTCTCTCATCCATTGCCTCATTGCGTTGGCAACACTGGTTTCTCCTCCCAATATATCTCCCATTACAGGATCAAGATTAAAAGCTTTAGATTTCCCATTAGGTGCAGTAACAGTAATTGAATCAAATCCTTGAAGGATACCACCCCCTCCTTGCTCAAAAGTAAAACCAAAATCATTAAACAAATAGTTTAAACGAGCCTCTGCTTCTTCTTCTTCTACATCTATCTGATAGGCATTTATGGTCGCTAAAGCTTCTTCAAACTTTGATGCGCCTTTAGGTACTGAAATGGTTTCTAAATTCCCGCTCTCTCGGGGTTCGTAAGCTACGTTGACTTGTCGAGTAGATCCACCATATTGATTAGATCTGTCATCGAAAGGATTAAGGTTTATCCCTGGGATTTTTTGTTGTCTATCTTCTTCTGCTATAAACTCATCACGAGAAACTTCTTGGCCTTCAACCTCAAAGGTTTCATTGGTCGGAATTTCAGTAGTCTCAATAGTTTCTGACGAATCCGAAGAACCATCTTCCGAAGGAAATACCGAATCGTCTTTTTTTTTTACGCTATAAGTGTTTAAAAACTCTTCTTTGCTTTTAGTAAATAGTCGTTCTCGAGTTACAACCTTAAATACTTTATCTTGATAAGCTGGGTCTTGAAATTGTTTCAAAAACTCATCTAAAGATTTAGTATAAAAACCATCTCTTTTTAAAACGCTATATAGTTTAGTTATTTTTTCCATAAACTAATTTAATCATCTAACTCTCCCTTAGGATCATTTACGCTCACATCTCCTGCAATAACTTGTTTGTAAATCTTATGAATCGCTGCATTAAGTTTTTTAACATTAACACCACCTACGCCTTGTTCCATACCTCCACCAGAACTCCAGTTAAACGCGTCACTATAATCTACACCTCCAATTTTAACTGTCACTGCGTCTGGATTAGTAGGGTCGGTAAACTCAACCAATATGTTGTTTTCTAATCCTGTACCCATCAGCATAGATTGGAAGATTGAAGTAATTGTTCCAGGAAGACCTTCCATGTCTGAACTCCTTACGTTTCTGGTATATTTCTTTTTCAAGAAATCTATAGTGCTGATCATACTATTGTCTGGCCCTGGCATTATAGCATCATTAAAGCTAACAACAACTGGACGTACTCTTGCTCTTTCATACCCCTGATTTATATTTGCTAACTCACCAAAGTCTGTTATAGCTCCTGAATATGCTTCAAAGTTTAGATCAGCATCAGGAGTGATAAGAGCAAATAAAGCCTCATGCATCGCTTTAGTCCCATCTCCTTGCGCGAAGTTTATAGGGGTTTCTCTATAGAACTCACCATCCTCAGACATAAACTCTAATATATAACTGTCTCCTTCACGAATAATTCTGTTTAATTTATTAGTTCCTAATGTACCTGCATTATTTACTCTTTGAATTAATAAACGAGCCTGAGTGTTAAACTCTTCTGTATCATTAGTTGTAAGCATTTTTTCCACAGCGCTTACGTAAGAAGTTAATTTTTCTTCTTTCTTCTCTTCTCCTTCAATATAATTTAAATAAGCCGTATTAGGAGATGAGACTGTTACTGAGCTATCTATCTGCTTATTAAGCTCTCTCTCAATAATACTATCAGCTATAGCTTTTTTACCATCGAGATTAGTGTAGGTAACTGCGCCATTTTCGTAGTTCATGTAAATTATTTTATTTAAATCTACATCATCACCGTATTTTCTTTTAGCATCCGCAGCACTCATTGCTAACTGATAACCTCCTAAATTAGTTAGTACCTGCACTATCTCACCATCTGATGTAGCGAGCTTGTCTTGAAGAATCTTTAAAGTCTCCCTGAAAGCCCCTCCTTTTTCCTTATCATCAGTGCCTGGAGCATTTCTAAAATCATTAATAGTTGTAGTTACTCCTGTGACATCGTTAAAATAGCTTCTAATATATTGACCTAAAACATCCACCTGTTCTTTTATTGCTCCTGTAGTGTCTACAACTACCCCTGGATTACCTCTGTAGTTAAATAGTTTATATAAATCTTGAACCGCCATAGTGTTGTTTGGCCCTTCATTAAACTCGTCTCCATAAATTGGATTCGCCTTTATATAAGCTTTAGCATCCTCATCAGAAATAGCGGCTGGAAGAACAACCTCTCCTTCGTCATCTGATCGTTGTTTAGCTAATATTTTTTTAGCCTCATCCATTGAGAGGATATTTTTTTTGGTTTTATAAACCAGTCTTCCTCCTTTTCCTGTAGTTACTTCTACACCACTCATTCCTGCATATTTTGTTAACCAATCATACAGTTGGATTTCTTCATTGGTAGCGGTGTTTGCTTCTATCTTTTTTTTAGTGTCTACAGCCCACTTCCCCATACCTTGCATCATAATAGAAGTTGTTTTGTAGTCTGCTTTTTGGTTTGTTTGAAATAAAGAAAAATCCTCGGGAGACAATAAACCATTCTTCACTAAATCATATCTGTCTGATAGTTCACGCATAGAAGCTTGAGAAGCTTTTACTAATTGACCTTGTATAGTAGGATCATCTGACTGAGCTATCTCAGATATTTTCTCTGCTTGTTTTGTGTAGTCGTCTTTTATAGCTTTTTTACGAGCTTCTCTTTTAGTTATTTCGCCTCGTATTTTTGTACTAAAATCTGTAGCTACCTCCCCCCAATTTATTTGAGCATTCTCTCCTTTTTGTGGGGTTAAATCAAAATCTGATACTGTTCTTGCCATATTTAATCTTCGTTTGAATTATTAGCAGGGTCAGTCCACTCTATATCTGGAAATAATTCTTTCATCCAATCAGGGATAGTAGAAGGGTCATCAGTGTAAGCAGCTATTTGTTCTTTAGTTGCTTTGTTTTTCAGTATAGATTGAATTTGGCTTTCATCATAGTTTGCAAAATTTTCTCGAGTTTTAAGATCTGCTGATATATCTCCTATTTGCTTGTTGGTTTTTCCTTTACCAAATAACGGTGTGGCTTCTGCACCAATAGCAGCCGCCTCTCCTATACCCTGAACTCCAGCTATCACTGCCGCATTAGCTGCTTCTGTAGCGTCTTGCTCTTCCTGCTTAGATTGTTTTGCCTGACCTAAGTGCATATTAATTAACTGCTCATTTATAGCTGCTTGTTTGTCCGCCTTCATCTCTCTATTTTTATATAAATCTTCAGCCAACCCTATTCGCATCTTCTCATCAGCTAATGAGGCTACTTGCCCTACTGCTCCTACACCTGCTGCTAAATTTCGTGGATCTCCTTCTTGAAGCGCTTGCATAGCGGTCTGAGACCCTAAAACACTCATTTCTCTTTGCTTTTCATACGCGTCTAAAGGCACGTTTAGCCCTTCATAAAAATTCATTTTAAGTCTTTTTTCAGCTTCCCTCATCATTGCTGCTGATTTATCCTTAGCTTGTTGGGCTGCTTTTCTTTGTTTAGCAGCTTGAGAAAAAGACATTCCTGCCCCCGTTAAAGCTCCCACTGCTGCTACTGAGGCTAATATTATTGCGGCTGCTCCTGCCATAGTTTTTTAGTTTTATTTATTAATTCTTGTGGTAGCTCCACATATTTATCAGCATATATATCCAACTCTGCTTCTTCCACTGTAGTGGCATCTGTTTTATATACACACGTCCATATACTCTCTTGATGTACGTAAAAAACTCTCTGAGTTCCTTCTTGCGTAAACACCGTATATGGAGCTTTTATTCTTTTTACTTCTCCCTCATCAGTAAGATATGATAACTCTCCTTTTAATAAAAAAGAAGGGTGTTGTTGGCGGTGTATCATACTTACTATTACAGACCCTTTTGGCATAAACATTGTTCGGGTATACAGCCCTCCTTCAAAATTATGCTTTAAGGGAGCGGCTTTTTTTAAACCTGCACTTTGTTCTTCACCTGCCTTATGAGTTAATACTCCTTCAATTTTATTTAACTCTTGTTTAAAATGTGAGATTTTATCCCACATTAAACCTCTTTTGTTTGCTATTTCCCCTAAAACTTTTTTAGCAATTAAAATATCTTTCTTGCCCATTTAATTTAATATGGACAAAGATACAAAAAACTATGGAAAACTTTTCATCACACTTCCTGATACAGAAAACAATTCTACAGGCGAGGTTGATGAATTAAGTAGTTTATATTCCATATAATATCCTCTTGCTCCTGAGCTTTCTGCTACAGGGTTTTTATAATACATAATTAATTCACCTACAACAGGAGCTGGAGTTGCAGGAACATTTAAATTATCTATGGTTATGCTATAAGGAACAGTGGTATTATTAACAGCTGTTACTTCACCAATCAGCGCTGGAGCTGGAGAAACCGCTGGTGGTACAGAAGTGGTTGTTGCGTAAGCTGAATCTCCTATACTTATAATATATCCTGGCGGCTGGCTAAACTCTATAACACAAGCATTAGTTAAAGGATTAGTAACCACTGTGCATGCCCCTATGCCGTGTGCAGATCTTAATTGGAAATTAAGGGTAGTGTCATTGTTTCTAACGTAAGAAAACCATTCTCCCTCTTTTTGTTCAAAATAAGTAGACAGCATTGATCCTTCACTTAAATCTGTAGCCAAGCTAACTACTTCCCAGCGAGCTTGACCAGTATTAGCAACAGTTGTGTTTGACTCGTAAGACATCGTTTTAAAAAGCTTGATTTCTAAAGGTTTAGTATTTAATACTCCTGTTACAGTACTGGAATAATAAACTCCATAATACTGATTTCTTGCATTATTAGTGTTGTGTCTATACAAGTTACCTCCATCAAAGGTGTATAAGTAACTGTTCATTCCGATTATAAAATCAGGCTTATAGCTATAGAATGAAGGCCATCCTATATTTCCTGTATTATATGATAAAGTATATTCTGCCATAATTAAGGTGTTACACAATTAACTCCGCTACATTCTTGTATGCTTAATATTTCATTACCCGCTCCTATTTGCATCATTCTAAATGGACCTGTATTAGTGTCAGTGCTGGTAGCCGCATATGCATACCATCCTGCTGTTACAGCAGATCCTAATATTACATCTCCTGGAGCAATACCTGCGTAAGTCTTACAATTAGTTGTTTGTTTTATAGTTGGAATAGTTCTGTTTACTCCATCACAGAAAGTTGTACAAGCGGCTTGCATTCCTGAAATATAGATAGAGTTAGCACAGCTTGCGCAAGTGTTGATCGTGACAATAATTCCGTCTGAGGAAACCTCTATAGCTTGAGAAGTTAGAACCCCTCCTATAAGATTTGTAATACCATACCATCCTGCTGGTAATTGATTCTCTCCATAAGCATCAGTAAAGACCCAGTCATGAATACCCATTTGCGTATCAGGTGTTGCTGCAATCGGCCCTCCTTGAGGAACTGGTCTTATAGGAATACCTAAAGTATTAACTCCTGCGTGAAAAATAGTAGTACTTTTAGTTGCCCCACACGCTGCATTTTCACTAACTTGAACAGCAGTGCCAGGAAATCCTGTTAAAAGAACTGGGCAATTTATTTCAAATTGAAAAAACGTACCTGAACAAGGTGCAGAAATCTCTATATCTACCGTAGTATCAGATGCTGATACAGGAACAGGTACAACCATAGTAGCATTATACACATTATATGGAGTAGTAGCTACTCCTGCAGATGCGCAAGTATTTAACGACTGGTCAGGAGAATTATTCCCGCTCCACGCAGGAATCGTTGCTGTTTGCCCCATAGCCTGCTGAAATGTTCCTGATATATATTCAAATATTGGTACATTTGGCTGCGCCACACCGTTACTTCCATTAGCTGTAGTTATTCCGTTATATCCATAAACCCCTACATTACAGTCAGAACAACAGCTACATGCAAATCCGCTTGCATCTTGATCGGCTGCCCCAATATATCCAGTTAAATAACCTCCTAATACAGACGAGTATTCAGAAGCTGTTGTGCCGTCAAAAGTCCAGGTTAATTTATCAGGAATAGGGTTGTCATTAGTAGCACTCCCTCCTACGTTGAAATTTATAATAGCAGCTCCTTTTGAAGCTCCAAAATCAAAAGTTGCACGATAAACACCCAGGCTACCACTGGCTGATATAGGGCCACCACACGGAATTGTGCATGAAGGACATGGGCTTGCCGCTAATAAAACTCCATTAAGCATTTGTCTAAATATTCCTCCTTGAGAATACCATCCATCAGCCGCCACTATAGTTAAAGCAGCGTCAGTATATACGCTGGTACAAGTTGCGAAATTTAACCCATCATAATAATATTGTCCGTATGTTGCCATATTTTGCTAAATTAACAATTATTTATTAGTATTACCACTCCATTTACATTTACCTCCATAACTTGGTTGGTATTAAATTTATAAAACCCTGATTGAAGTATAGTAGCAGTTCCTGAACAAGCAATATCGGTGTAAATAATATCTCCCACCACTGGAAGCGCTCCTTGCCCTGTGTAATAATAGGTTTGATCTATTAACTGATTACACGCT